CATCATGCGCATTAAAGCTTTCAAGCCCCTGGATAATATTTTGAAGGTTCGTTAAGTCCATAATAAAAAAGCCGGGTGTTTTAATCCCGGCTTTCGTTTAATAATTCCCGTCTTCCGGTAAGTCCTCAATGACCTCTGGTTCTTTTCGTATGGCTTCCCACAGGTCCTCATTTGCTTCATTTTCATTTGGCAAATGAGAGAATATATTCAGCTTTTTTAAGTCGGCTAAACTTTTAACGTCAACTAATGCGGCTTCGTTAATATCGCTACCATGCATTATCATGGTATTGGCACAGTTGCGCTAACGGTTCCTTCATATCCTTCAACACCATTTGCTTTCAATACGGAAGGCGCAGAAAGGGCAACAGTAATATTTGTACCTGTTGTAAATGTCCCGGTTATTTGAACCTGCCCGCCTACTGTTGCCACGGCTGAAGGTGTAATTGTTGTTCCGGCTGCTGCGGTAACAACAAAGTTTGAAACCTGATTAATGCCAACTCCTGCGCCAGGATAAAGGGCAACTAAATCAGTTTTTGAACCGATAGTTTGAACACCGACCAAGATGTTAGTGATTGATTGAACACCGGTTCCTAAAGTTACGGCGGTATCCAGCAACCCATTTTGAGCCAAAATGTCTTCAGTAGAATCAGAGGCAAACAAAATACCCTGCTGGATATAAGTTTTTGGACTGAAAGACATCATGAATTTTGTCTTCCATACGGTTTTTAAGTTGGCAAGTTCCGAAGCCTGTGCATAAGCAAGATTTACAGGAAATCCACTGTAAGAGCCATCAGCATTTTTCATGGCCATCACCTGCCCGGTAATATCTACTTCAATGAATGAATAACTTGATCCTCTGAAGGCCATCAAATGTTGAGCAAGAGCAAGACCCCCGGCATTGGTAGTAAATACGCGGTTGTACATCCCGTATCTAACGAATGACTGAGATCCATCTTCAAATGGTTCAATTACATCTGATTCATTGCTATCAGTAATAGCACGAATCGGAGCGTTATTCCCAAAAATTGGAAACCAACGGATACCGGCGGCGGCATGTACTTGTGTGTTCAAAAGAGCGGTAAATGAACCCGCACTGGTAATTTGCGCATCGGTAAATTTAGCAGCCCGCGGCAACATTATTAACATTGCGCTTGCTTTCATTGCGGCGTTACAATCTGCGCCTGTGTTTGATGGAGCAACGTTAATGTTGCAAGGGTTTATGAGCATTTGTTTTAATTTTTAAATTGTTAACAGTTTGTGGGTTGATAAAAAATTTGTGTGTCAAACCGGAAACAGTGCAAAGGGTGTTGATCTCTAAATTTTAAACCTTCACTCTTTCTTGTTCCAGGATATTCATTTAATATTTTATCAATTCCGATTGTTTGTTTTGTTATTAAAAAGCCATGTGCCGTTCCAAAATGATCTATAATACTTTGAACATCTATTCTTGCTTCTTCATCATTTCTTTCAGTGCCCGGTTTTATTTCTTTTAAATTGACGAAAAATAAAATATGAATATTTGCCATCATCATTCCATCCTGAGACATTTGCGCCTCTCCACCAATTCCAAAGAAAGAAACTACACTTACGGTATCATTAAAATAAACTTCCGTGTAATCTTTGCCATCAAATACTTCTGCTGCCCACTCGTTATTTCCGGTTTGATTTCGGTAACATCTGGCATAGCAGTTATACTTATTTGCATTTATGCCCCACTTTTTTACTAGGGTACTATAAAATGCTTTTTGCAAAGAACTTATCGGCTTGTCAATGCCTACCGGATTTGCTTTTAATGCTATCATATTTCAATATTGAAAAGCATCTAAAACCGGCGCCGGTGTGCCGTAAATATTTTTACTTTGCGTGTCATGCGTTATGCTGGTTGCTTTCTTTCTTGGGAAAAACTCGTGCTTAACGCGGTACACTTCATTAGTAATTTTACTCTTTAATCCTGCACTGAACGGACTCTCCTCTGTTGGGCCTGCATGGTTCAAATCAGTGTATAGCATTTTTGTTAACTCCCCAGTTATCCGCTGATCTTTATTAGAACGGGTGTTATTCTGTATCATTTCAATTACATCAGCCGCCATTTGTAGGCCTATCAAATTGTCAAAGAGGTATGCATTGTCAACAATCAATTGAGTGTAGTCCCTGAATGCTGACAGTTGAACATTAAAGCCATGCGTTTTTATAGTAAAAGAAACCTGGTTAACGTCAATGCCGCTTCCAACTTTATTCAGCTCAATTGGTACACATCCAAAATTGAACATCGGATTAAAATTCTCTATGATCTCATTAATGCCATGGACCGCTCCCAAATCATCTTGAAAATATCCGAGATAATAAACACCTGATTTATTACCGGATCCCGCATAACTCAATACATGGCCTAGATTAATAACGGTCTGTTCGTTAGCAACGGCGGTTACGGAAATAGTCTTAACAGGCACCCCGGGTTGTGAATCATGGAATAGGTATAAATTGAAAATTACATCGGCATCAAATTTTAAGGCCACATTATCAATTTGTACGCTCACGTCAAATAATTTTGCGGGCAATATTCTCACACCAACAAAAACACCGGTGTTCAAATTGATGTAATCCTGTCTTCCAAATCTTTCAAACATGAGCTTTTTTTCAAGAAACTCTTTCTTATTGAAAACACTTGAAAGGCATTTTAAAACTACATCTGCCTGTAAATTGGTTAAGTAAGCATTGAAACCCGCTACGTCTATGTCTTTATCTTCCTGTACGGCCCAAATATTATAAGGGCTTACAATTTTATGAATAGATTCAAAAACAGGGTTAACACTATTTGCAGGCCATATGTTTGTTCCGGCAAGTGTAAAAGGGAAATCTGCCCTGGTTGGTTGCCTCCAACGCCTACGATTCATTAAAGCAGCCATAACCGCAGTTACATTGTACCCGTTAGAGTAATCTGTTGAGGCTATGGCTACTGTAGACATTAGTTTTGCTTAAATCCTTTTAAGTTCCAATAAGGGAGCAATTTCGCTTGTACCGTTCCACTCGTTATTATGGTAAATTTGTAATGATCATAATAAACAGGTGAATAGGTATACACATATGACTTTGTACCGGTTGTATTTGTTAAAGTATCGGTAGCTTCGGTTGTGTAAGTTGCACCGTTATCAGCTGAAAAAGCAGTTGTTATTGACCCGGCTACTGTGCCCGATATTTTTTTAATATCAATACCGATAGTCAATTGATTATACCCCGCTGTACATGATAACACTTTGGTAAGGGTATCAGCGTCTGTAAGGGTATCGCCCTTTGCCCGGCTATCAACAGTGAATATTTTAGCTGTTTGCGCATTTGATGTTACGAAAAACCCAATCATCAAAGCGAAGAGAAAAATCTTTTTCATTATTTTAATTTTTTATTTGATGATTAAGAAATTTGACCAAATTCGTAAATGGCAGTTTCGCCAGTAACACTGATAGGAGCCACATTGAAGGAGATATCAACTGACAATTCCAAATCCATGTGTATGTCCTGTACAGTACCACCAGCGGCAGAGGTGTCTTGCTTTTGTGCCCAGCCTCTTACAGCGTAGGTTAAAGGCATTCCGGATCCGTCGGGCAATGTGCCAAATCCACCATTGAAACTTTCATAATCCCCCATGCCGTTTCTGTTTATCTGTGGAATCCACGGAATAACAGAGAATGAAGCGGTAGGAAGTACGATGGCACAACCACTAATGTAAGCAGTAGCAACTTCGTTTCCGAGCGTGCTATGCTCCATAATACCATTTGGATTGTATGACTGAAATTGATAAGCCAGATTTTGTGCGTTACCTGCACCCTGGAACTGATTGAACCTTGCCTGCTTGGCAATGATCGGATCAGCAACTACGTCAAATTTGTCGTAGTATTTATTTTGACGCATTACGGATGCGGCATTTTCATAAAAGAAACTCAACTGGGCTGCATCATTTTCAAAAGCGAAGTTGGCACCGTTCCATACCATGTTACGGATGCCTGCGGTTACTGGTGCGGTTTGCGTGCGGTTTGCGTGCAATTGGGTAACAATGTAAGTACCGATTCTTTCCCTTAAGATGCGCTGTTTGTCCATGATCATATGATCCAAAAGGGTCATTGTATCAAAAACGTTATCCATACCTACCTGCATGTTAATGCCAAGAGGTTCAGAAAATGTAACCCACGGGAGGGTTATTTGTCCGCTATCCCCTTGTGTGCCTGTTGGCGCAAAGTTGCGGGCGGTGCCGTTGGTTGCGGCTGTCTTTTTAAGGAAATAACCATAAACGGTACGTTTATCAGATTGCTTAATCTGAGCAACGTTCGCTACAACTAAATCAGAGTAGCTGAGCGCCTGGCGTAAAATCGGGTTTTGTAATTCCCTTAATTCAGCGGCATTATATTTTTTATTGATTTTTGATTGAAACGCGAGTAATGCGCTTGATGTAAAGTCGGCCATTGATAAGATTTTTTCAATGGTAATTTCTAACGTAGAAGATGCTTTGGGTTACAAACCCGTCTAACTGCACGGCACAGCCAATGCTTAGACAAAAGTAATAAAGAGTTTGGTATTGTCGTGCTAAATATTTTAGTCATATCTGGCATGATTATTAATAAGAGATAATAAACATTAATTATGAGTAATCTAATCACATTACATCTCGCCCCATTAAGCCCCGTTCTTGAAAACAGTCCTATTTCAAAAGATGAATTTATAAGACGTGCAAAGAATTATCCACAACATGATAATTTGCGACAACTTATTCAGATGATACAATTTAACTCTGCCTATAAAATAGGTGACGAGATTATTTTAAATTAAAAAACCCCACATAGAAATGCAGGGCTCAAAGTATGAGAAGAAAAAACTATTTTACATTAAAATCAAAATTCGTATTTGCAGTGGTAACCTCTGCCAGCAATGCCTGTGCCTGTTGACCGTTTGGATTGATGCCTGCACTTGTAAGATGCTCATTAAATTGCTTCATGTTGGCAATGCCAAGAATACTATTTTTACTATCACCTGCTCCACGGCCGGCGAGCGCCTTGGTATCTTCAACAACTTTACCCCACTTCCTTTCATCTATATAACTTACCAATGCATCTTTTGCGGCAATAGGTTTTAAATCCGTTGGGTTAGAAACTATTTTGCCGTCTCTTTTTACAACTAATTGCCCTTCATTATCGGATATTTCGTTGTTTAATTTAATCATTGCAAGCCACTCTTTGTTGCTTAGATTGTCGGGTTTTTTATCAATTGTCCAGCTTAATATATCACTATCCAGTTGAGCTGTTTTACTTTCTTTTAAAATGCCTTCTTTTTCAGTTGTCAAAGTAGCAATGTTGCTTCTCAATCCTTCGATGACGGTATCTTTTTCTTTTACCTTATCGGATTCTTTGATATTGGCGTCGGTCAGTGTCTTTGCTTTAAAGGTTTCAATAAATTTATCTTCACTTTTACCATCAAATTCAATCCCGGTTTTTTCTTTCAGGTTTTTGATCTGAATTTCCATCCCGGCTTTTTCATGACGACTTTTCAGAGTTTCTTCCCGGCTCGTTAATTCGGCATCGGTAAAAACTTTTAAAGCGGAAGTAGTAAAAGGGACATCTGTTTCAGCCTCGGCGGCGATAGCAGCATTCACGGCGGTAATGTCCATCTTCAATGCCGTTGCCATGGCTATAATTGTATCTTTTTTTAACATAGCTTAATTTTTTAAGAGTAAAACGTTAAGGTCTTTGGATGTATCACGGCCTTGTTCTTTTGCCCAGGTTTCATAAGTGATTACGTCACCTGTTTTCATCGTGTCTTTTGGTATGAGCAAATTGCCAAGGCCGGAAAGATCATACCCATCCGCAAAAGAATTAAGTTGAACAGCAACATGGGGCTCAACAAATTTGTGGTGTTTCTTCTTTTGAAGCTCCCAGCCGGTAATGACTGAATTGTTTTGTTGTGTGTACGGATTACGCACTTCTTTTTTCTGTATGCGTGCATCGAATTCGTCATACCATTTGTAATTGGAGGTAGTTTCCTTTTTCTCTTCAGGTTTTTTCTCCAAAGCGGTAATTACTGTTTCGGCATCTGCTTCATCCAAATCAACTTTGATAAGTTCTTTGGTTTGCTCCGGGTCTGACTTAAAATCTTCGCTGTACTTTTTGACAGCAGCATTTAATTTAAAGTTGTTCATATATAAAATACCGGTAACCTACCGGCAGAGTTTACTTAATTTTTACTAACATCCATCGTCTTCATTGCCTCTTTTAAAGGGATTATGTCGTTATATATTTCAAATGGATTATAGACTTCCAATGAAACGGGAGGCGTAACAGCTGTCATTAACCGCAAATAAAGCCTTTTAGTTTTTATAACTTCCTGTAACTCTTCTTCAGTGAGTTCCCAACAAGTGATTAAACAACCTTGTATATCTTTTTCTCCTATGACAACGGCTTGTACCATCGGTAAATCGTAACACCCGGGTGCGGTTGCAATGACGTCTGTTTGCGGAAGTTTTATTACATTCATGATTTTACATTTTAATGATCTTACTATCTTTAGTAAGGATATTGGATTTTTGAGCAGCCTTTATTTGGTAAAGCATATTCGCAGCATTAATGTAACCAGTCATCATTTTGCAACTTTCTACGATTGCCATAGGTTGCATATCTGTTTCACAAAGTTTCTTTTCAATTGTTTGAGCAGCCTTTGTAACGGCTGCGATGTTGCTGTCGAGGCTCATATAATAGTTTTATACCGTAGTTCTTACAGTTCCTGTGATCACTTCCGGTTCCAGTGTTTCAGAATCAATTACCAATACTTTAGTGGCGGCAAATTCTTCTAATTCCAAGCGCAAAACAGTCGGTTCCTTTTGGTACCAGTCCATATCAGGAACTATTGAACACCACTCGCTGAAATACATCTTACAGGCCTTATCCAAGTTAGTTGCCGTGACGATTTCAATTTGAGCCATCGTTACGTGCACCCACGGCTCAACCTTCATTTGTGTTAATGCTTTTTGAAGTGCCAGGGGATTGCCGTAAAATTTGCTTTCATAATAATCCCTTAGTAAATCATCCAATACACTTTGCGGCGCACCGTTTTTCCTTGCATCTGAATATTTAATAAAAATTTCATCCGGGCTCTCCATTATGTAACGGTCGCCATATTTGACCGAAACGCCTTTGTACGCTGATCCGTAAATAAGCCCGGCACATAAATCAATCACAAATGTTTCAATACTTTCAGCCCAATCGGAAAAACCGTAAAGGCGCTGTATTTTACCGTTGGATTCGTCAAGTACCTGCGTTGCTGATTTCTCCTCAACTTTTACCTGCGCTTTTGAAACTGGCGAATAACCCCATAATGTTTCAAACATTTGAGTGTAAAGTCGGTCTAAATCGTTTGTTGAAAGTAGCCATGCCTCGGTTGATGGCGTAGTGTAACCGTCAAAAGCTGCTGGAAAACTTATCTTTCCATCCGTTGTATCGGGCATAGGAACGATGATCTCGTCCCGAACGCTGGATCTTTTCTGAAACTTTGTACCAATACAATCAGGACAGGTATTCCCATTTAAAACGCCGTTACCCTGGCATGTTGGGCAAACAGATTGCATACGCCAATGTTTTGGGAACATATGAAGATTCTTCCAAATTTCAAAAACGCTATTTTGTGTGAGGATTGAGTTCGCAAGTTCAACAACATCGCTATCAGGGCTCAATAAAAGGTCTGAGTTGAATTGATAAATATCTGAAACGATAATGCCTGGACAAACCATAAAAGGATTAGGCAAATTTAGTTCTGGTATTTCTGTTACTGCTTTGCCGTCCCATTCCACGATCTTATCACTCACGGCGTCAACAATACGAAAATACTTTGTCGTTGCAGGCATAGACTTCATGCGCTCTAAAATTGCACTTGAATTTCCAGATTGTAGCCCAAATGTTTTTGCTTCCTTTTGCGTTAAGTTGAAGATTACCAAATTCAATTCACGCCCATTAGCCTCGTAATAAAAAATATCTTTGGTTGATTTGTAGGTCGGGTAAGGGACCCCGTTTTTGTCAACTTCAATAAAGATTAATCCATTTGGGTCAATCTGGTAAGCGGGCAACGCAACCTGTTGTACCCACTTACGAAGGCTCATTGATTTTCGAATCTTCCCTAAAAAAACATTGAACGCTTTTTGTTTTGATTCAGGAAGATTAACGCTAAGTGATCCACCGGATGCGGAAAATACTTTGTCAATAGGCCTGTGAAGTCTTGTAAAAATGTCACGGTTTGATCTTGAATATTTTTGACGAAGGTTTTTCTTTTGTTCCGTCTCAAATTCGTCCATGGTTTCAATAGCGGATTTCATCCCCAGTCCGGTGATATGTAGGGACAAACGTGCTGACTGATTACGAGCTTCAGTAAGTTGCTGTGCTAAAGGATTGTTTAGGAAAATATCTTCTATTTCCATGTGGATAACAAATATAGATAAAGTGTTTAGCAAATGGCGGCTAAAAATTTTAGTACCCGTACGGCTTAACCTGTTGTTGCGGTTGTTGGCCGTCTGTTGTTATCTGGAATTTCTTTTTGCCGCGTTGGTCATTCACCACATAAATCCAACCATCCTGCAAATGGTCATGGCCTGGTTCCGGGTCATTGGTGTAATTGCCATTTTTATCTTGTGCGTAAACGCGGTTTCTTATTTCGTCCCAAAGATTCGTGCTTTCCCTCACTGCGAATAAATTCATGGATTCCAGCAAGTCAATGCCCTGCTTTACGCCGTCTTTTATACACGGGAAGACATTAAACCCGCTTATTAGTTGTGGGTATAGCTTTTTGTCTTCATCCGATAATTCGTTTGGTGTAAATCCACGTCTTAATTTTTTCCATTCCGCATCTGCATGATCAACAATGATGCGATCCATGGGATTAAATTTCAGGCGGCAATAAAGTTTACCAATTTCAAGCGTTCCCATTGGCAGGTAATTGATTTCACGGCAATAGGAGTTATTCTTATCAAACTTCACACCCACCAGACCTGCGGGTGCGGCGGTTCCAAAATCCTGCCCGTAAAATTCTTTGAAAGGAAGTTGCATGTAATCTGCCAGGCTTATTTCCTTCACTTTTTTCAATACCTGACCTTTGCGACCTGTGCTGGCATAACCTTTAATGGCAGTAAGATAATAATGTGGATTGTATAAATGGCTTCCGGGATCACCATAAGAATTATAACGATCAACAATATGCTGCGGTAAATACGGGTTATCTTCAAATCCCGTGTGAATGCAAACGAATCCGGGTATATCTTTTGGCTTTATTTCAAAATATCCATCATATTCCTTAGAAAGAGCATAAGGAATGTTATCAGGTATCGGGGCCGGGATGTTGGTATAAAAATAACTGTTCAAAAGGAAATGTCCTATGTCAGGAGTATTCATTAAAATAATAACTAAACAACCTTCCTTTCTTAGTGAATCAACAAAAATGTTAAATTTATCTTTGTCTATAAGATCCTCTGCTTCCTCAATTACGGCAATATCAATATTTGATACGCCTTTCATATTAGCTCTTTTCTTATTATCGGAAGCCTTGAACCCTTTTGTAAACACTAATTCAGTATTTGTTTCTTTATCTTTTAAGCCGGTCGTTAATTTATCCGTGTTGGTATTAAAAGGAATTTCATCATACCGTTGTAATATTTCAGAAAGAATAGATTCTTTGATCAGTGAATGTTCATCACGAAGAATGACGCAGCGTTTTTTATTGTTTGCTGCCTGGTAAGCTATGAATTGACTTACACCATAAGTTTTCATCCCTCCACGGCCTCCAATTAATATTACTGTATTTGTTCCGGGAGGTAGTTCCCAAAGGGGAAGTATTGGACCGGCGACAGGGACAGCGCCGGATCGCATTAAATCTAACTGCTCTTGTTCGTTTGCGAATTGGCGAAATAAAATATCATCTATTGGATTTAACTTTACCTGCTGCACGTATTGAATTTAATATTTTATCTACCTGAGAGTCATTGTAGGGCGCTGAATCTATTTTAACCTCGGACTTTTCAGGAGCATTATATCCTAAAACTTTGCAAAGGCTATCTAAAGAAGCCCTTTTATCTGAAATTTTTATTTTACGAACGGTACCTAATACCATTCCACTTTCTGGCTCTCTTTCATCATAACTTTCAAGCCCTGCTATTGCAGCCGCACTGTCATCATCCCATTCACTCGCTTGCTTTAAACCTCCGTCAATTGTCAATATTTTTCTAATATCAAAAAAAGCAAGTTTTGCATATTCGGCAACGATTTTTTCACGGGTAATTTCAGCCTGTTTAGCGGTTTTTTCACGCTCTATATAGATAAATTCTTGAATGTAAGGTTTTGTAAGGTTTTCAAAACCTATTACCTTTGCTGTCTTTTCTGAATATCCAGCACGTATCGCCGCCTGTGTTGCGTTCAAATCAATCAGATATTCATTGCAAAACTTTTCCTGCTTTGGTGTCAGCTTATGCATTCATGATAAATTTTTCATTAACAAATCATCAATAGAAACCTTGTGAGTGGAGGCAATTTTTATAATGCTGTCAATATCGGGCTGGCATCTACCCTCTTCCCACTTGGCGTATCGTTTTTGTTCCAATTCAATAAGTTCAGAGAATTTTGTTTGTGAAAGATTTGAAAGTTTGCGAAGGGCTTTTAAATTAGCAGGTAATAATGCGGCGCACATAAAAAAGGATATTGGTTAGCTAAAATTAATAGTAATTTTTATTCCCGGCGCTTTTTGTTACTAAGAGTAACGGGTATTTGTTTTAAATGCTTCAATACCGAGTACCTGGCAGATCAGGTAAAATTTCTTTAACGATGGCTCAATGCGTCCGGATTCGTAGGCGGCAATAGTCTCCCTTTTAATTCCTGTTTTAATGGATAGCTGCTGCTGGCTCCACCCTTTGGTAATTCTACGGTCCTTTAATCCTTCGGCAAAGGTCATTATTGTAACGTTTTATGTACTTCAATTACTCTTTCTATGTCTTTTATGGTAAAATATTTAGATATATTACTATTACCTATTACCACCCCACGAACTCTACTTTCTAAATCAGAAATTGATGCACTAATTTCTTTAATAGTATTTATTAATATCTTGTAGTCAGGATACTTCACCCAATTTTTCGTTACTTTCACACTTTCGCCACTGGCCAGTTTAATTTCTATTTCTGTGGGCTTTTCTTCCTCATATACAGGTGTAAACCATAGATCAAGTATCCCCAGTCGTTTGGCCTCTTTTATAGTAAGAGGATTATTCGGCCATAAGAAAATACCTTCCTTATCCTCATGAGCTCCAAAATTCAATAAATGCGCTACCTGTCTGGCACTTGCAACTCCGTTTAGCTTATACCCTTTTAATTTCTTTTCTTTAGGAATATAGTTTTGTTTGTAAAATTCTGTTACTGTTACTGAGTGTTTTATCCTGTCAGGTAATTCAGTATTACAAATCCAAAGATCTTTATCTGATTTGGCAACATAATAAAATTTATAATACCCGTCTGGTGGATTCTCCGTAGTAAAAACATCTTTCAATATTTCCCTTAATTGCTCTACTTTACATTCTTTTGTAAGTTCAAGAGCTACAGCTCCATTTTTTAAATCTTCTTTTGTAAAATTCATGGTGTTTATTTTTTATTGTTTTCGTATTCTTCTTTTGTGGCTGGGTAATATCCGTAAGTCGGTCCCCATTGAGTAAGGGAGCACCCTTGCCAATTAAATTCAGGATTAATATACCCAAACTTTTCTTTCATATTCCATTTTAATATTTTAAAATAATCTGTTTTGGAACTGATAGTAAATTTTACATATTCCGGCATATCTTTTTCATCTCTATCCTCCCACCATTGAAGTTTTTTAAAAAGGTGCGGATAGTGAGATATGTGGTGTTTAAATCCAACTTCATCATTCCCAACCCATCCCCAATCACGGTCAAGTATTTCACCAATATGATAATCGCTACCGGGATAATCAGCTATTACCTTGTACCGGGGCTTTAATAAATCTTCTACTGACATGGTTATTTTTATTTTAAGGTTAAAAGATATTTTTTAAACATTTTATAGGGAGCTGCATACTTTTTATTCTCAATAGATTCATTAGGATGAAAATGCTCTTTGATATTTTCATCACACCATTCAATAGCTTCTTGAATTTTATCTGGTTGTTGCTTTTGCCATTTTTCAAAAGTATCTTTCATCGCCTGACCAAAATGACTATTAGTTTTACCTTCCCAATTTTTAATTGCTTCCATAATAACTTTTTCCTCATCTTCTCTTCCTTTTTCATAATTAAATCCAGTAACCTGTTTAAAGTCGTCCACATCTTCACTTTCATTTCCCCTTACTTCATCTAACCATGCGTCGTTATCCCCAACTTTTTGCCAGTTGGCTGTTGATTCAGGGGTAGCGGGGTCTTCACTTACGGGTACTTCTTTTTCGTTTAACAAATAATCAAGCAAGCCAATTCTATCCATAGGACATTCTTTATCTCCATCATACCACTTATCAGAAAAATCAACAGATAAATCTAACGACTTTGCTTTTGCTAATAATATTACGTCAACTATTTGCAACTCCTTTGCTTCCAATTGGGAATAATATGCTGTTAGTTCAACTGAGGATAATTCTTCCTCCATTTCTTTAAGAAAAATCTTAAATACTTCAGATGCGTTGTAATTACCCCCATCTCCCACTTTAAACCAAGCTCCTCCCAATCTTTTTGCCGTACGCCAATATTTTTCATGTGCCCATTCTAAAAACATTACGGCTACTTTTTCATAACTAACTGCGCTCAACAAAGGGTTTTCTTCACTTACATTACTTACTGGTAGTTCATCATTATTTGGAGGATTTGGTAATAGCATCCAATGTGTAATGTTATTCATTTTCCAATATTTTAAATCTTCTTTACACCAAAATCC